GTCATACGCGGGCTGCCAAGCATAGACCTGAGCCGTTCCAGCTCATCAATGGTATTGGCTTCTTGCGCAGATGTTTGCCCTGATGCGCGTTTTGACTGAATCCATTGGTCGATAAGCGTCGACGCTTCGTCGCGCAACCGCTGTGACTCGGGGTCCAATACGCGCGCGCCTTCCTGCCCTGCCCGCGAACCGGCGGCAACTGCGCGAAGCGACTCGGCGGCCGTCATAGATGTAGACGGCATGGCCTTGCGCGCGGCAAGTTGGTTATACAGCCCATGCAAGTCCTCAAATATCTTTGAGTTTTCTTCGCGGCCGGTCTTTTCAGAGGCTTCTCGTTGCGTGAGAAGACCGCCACGCCCAACAGGCAGGCCATCAGTCGTCAAGCGGCCTTTCATGGCGCTTGGCTCCGCAGCGGGCGCAGCTTCCGGTTCAACCGCAGCCGGTGGCGGCGCGCCTGCGTCAACGTCCTGCACCATCGTCTCGGTAAATACGGGCGCCTCGCGCGGGGAAAGCGCCGGGCGAATTTGGCCTTCCTTGCCCGCAACCTTACCCATCTGCGGCTTGAGGTATTCTTGGACTGTCGCGGCTTGCGTGGCTAACGCGCGAATACGGTCTGGATCATATTTGTCGCCAATCATGGCGTCCCAGCCGGTTCCCTGGCCAAACTTACGAAGGTCTTCAAAATTCTTGCCGCCGTTCTGTAGAACATTGGCGGCAACCGTTTGAAGCCGTGCAAGCTCAGCGACGGACTTGTCGATCTGCGCTTTACTGGCCCCAGCAATAAGCCCCGGCAATTCCGCGTTGAGCCGCTGGCGCCGAATGTCAGCTTCATTGGACTGGTTAGCCGCCGCCGCTCTTTGCGCGGCCTCCTGCGCGCGAAGTGCTTCGGCCTGTCGCTGCGCGCCCATAACGGACAGGGCTTCAGACAGATTGCCGCCACGCGACAGAATGCTGACCGCTTCCGGCGAGTTAATGTCCAAGCCGCCAAGGGCGCTGCGCAGCGCGTTCTGCTGCTGCAACTCATATTGCAGCTTCTGCATCTGCATGTCGGCAAGCGCGTTCTGGCGCTGGCGGTAGTCCAGCCCTTGAAGCGCCGCCATCATGTTCATGGGGTCAAACCCGCCGCCCGAAGACTGCGGAACTTGAGCGGCAATGTCATAGCGAACGGGCATGAGTTAGACCTCAGCTAAAATAATTGCCACGCGGGAAGGGCGAACCAAAGATGCTGCCGCTGCTGCCGCCGCCAGCCGGGGCAAAACGGTTCATCATGCTATAGGCCATGTAATTCTGCGGGATGGCGTTGAGCGCTTGCCCGAGCGCGCTTGCGCCGCCCATGTAGCTCGACGCCCGCGCCTGCCCGGCGTTTTCGAGCCCCTGGCCCATCGCCTGCGCGCCCATCATCATCGTGTTCGCGATGTTCTGGCCGGTCTGCGCGCCAATCTGCGCGCCCGACGCCGCCATCGACGAGCCCGGCGACGCCAGGCCCTGCAGAGAACGCATCTGCAATTCGCGCTGCTGCAAGAACCTGTTATAGGCGTTGCCGTATTCTTGGCTGCCCATGTCCTGCCCGTAGCGCGTCGCCGCCCGCAGCGCCTCGCCCGACTGCAGCCCGGCCCGCGCCGCCGCCGAACGGTCAATGGCCCGCTGGCCTTCGCGCACGCGGAAGTCGTAACCAGGGTCGGCCTGATAGTCGGCCATGCTGAACGGCTGCGCGTAGGAACCATAGCCAGCGGCGTTTGGGTTGCCGCCAATGCCATACAGCTCCTGCATCCGGTTGGTCGCTGCGACGCCGCCCTGCCGGAACGGCTCCATGCGCGCGACGCTTTCCTGGTACATGCGCTCCTGCTGCGCGCGAGCCGCCTGCGCTTCCTGCGCTTGAAGCATCGCGGACATCATCGCGGCTTGCGACTGAGCTTGGCCAGCCTTCTGCGACGCGCCGGCGCTAAACAGACCGCCAAGCGCGCTGCCCGCGCCGCCCAGCAAGGCCATTGTAAACGGGTTCATTTTTACCTCACTAAGCGCATGGGTTGGACAGGCTGGCTCAACGCCACAACTTCATTACGGAACGACTCGGTCGCTGCCGCGCCTTGGCGCACTTCTTTGGCGACTTCGACTTGCAGCATGGGTAACGCCGTCACGGCGCACATCCATTCATCGACTTCCTTGCCGGTGTTCGGGTTGGTGCCGCGCAGCATCGTGAACCAGGCGCATTTCAGCTGCACGCAGTCCTTTTTAATCAGCGGGCAAAAAGAACCGTTTTTCAGTTCCATCAGTCTTTCACCGCGATAATCACGTCGACATATTGAACGTCGAGATTAACCGATCCCGCCGAAAGCGTGTGGCTGTGCGCAGCGCCGCCGCCCGTGCTGCCCGTATTAGTCGTGGTGGTGTTGTAGCCGCCGCCCGAGGCAAACAAACCGCCGCCGGCCATGGTTTCCTGCGTATGCGTATGCGCGGGCATTTCAGCAATTGTCAGCGCATGGCCGTCCGTCGAACCAGAGAGCCCGCGCGTAGCGGAAAACGCCGTCGTGAAGTCCACCGAGCCGCCGGAACTGGCCGTGCCCGACACGACGCGCAGCGCCTTGTTGTTGTGCGTCGTCGACTTGGTCCAGCCGGTCGGCGCAGCGGTCTGCGCGAACAGCATGGTCGTGCCGGCAGGCAGATAGGCCCACGCGCCGGTAAAAACGCCCGGAGCGGCAATCTCAAGCGCGCTGGACGGGCTGGCCGTCCCAATGCCAACCTGCCCATTTGAGTCAATGATAAACGGCGTCGCGTCTGGATCGGCCGCATCCTGAACGCGCATTACCGGCCCAAAACCCGTCTGCGTGATCTTCAGCGCCGGGTTGGACGAATCTGACGTAATAGCCACATTCCCCGAAAGCGACGGTGAAACGCCGGAAACTGGCGCGGCGATATAATCCGCCGTCCAAATCTCAACGTCGTTGCCGTCGGTCAGTCTGAATTTGTAAATGCCAGCGCCGAGCCAGATAGAGGCTTCCCCGCGCGCGTTCAAAATCACTGGGTTGGAGTTGGCCGTTGAACCGGTGTTGTCCGTATAGGTCGCGAGCGGCGTCGTCGTGCCCGCTTCGTAAGTGTAAACCTTGCCGCCCACCAACGGCTCGCCGTTAATGTCCGAAAACTGCATTTTAGGGGGTGGAGCAAGGACCGCCATTATTCACCTATATTGCAGGAAACGGTCAAAATGACCGAAGGAATAGCCGGGCAGAAAGCCGTCGCCGGGTCGGCTAAAATCTGCACTGTTGTGTTAGTGGTCGCCCACATCAACTCAAAATAGTCGCCGGCGTTCAGCCTCAACACAAAGTTCCACGCGGCCACATAGGCTTCGCTTGCGCCCTTCATGTGGACCTTCGTGGCCGAGTCAGGCATATCGACGCCATTGATACGCGGCCAGATGTAAACGTCCTTGGCGGCGGCATTGGTGCTTTCCAACTGCGCCGAGAACTGAAAATTATACGCGCCTGGCCGGTCGACATAGATGCGCGACGTCACCGCGCCGCGTGTGACGCCGGCCGACAAATCGGTCTTGTTGAACGTGATGGCGTAAGCCGTATTGGGCGCCGCCGCCGTCTGGTCCGTCGTGTCGTAGAAAGTGCCGTACCGCAGCGAGCCGCTGCCGAGGATGGCGTAGAGGTTGTAGAAGAACCGATACCACTCGCGCGAAATCAGCTCGCTCAGCGTGATCGGAACGCGCGAGGCGGGGATTTGCGTGATGTTGTTAGGCATTGGTCGGGCTTACAATCAGTTCCGCGCCCATGATGGCGATCTTGACCGGGTCGGTGCCGGAAACCTCGTAGACGCGGTCGCGCAGTTTTTGCGTCATGCCGAGGCGTCGCCAAATGACGCGGCGGCCATATTCACCCGCCTTACCCATCGACTTCCAATGCTCATTCGACCAAGTGTGGCCGCCGTCATCCGACCAGCGCAACATGACTTGCGGGTTGTCGCCCTGGCCGCTGGACACGCCGACGCCCGACTCGCAATCCAGTTGCAGGCTGTGCTGCGCGGTGCGCTTCAAGTCGTTCTGCCCGGTCGGCAGCGCCCGCCAAGACCGCAGCCATTTCTGGATGGTGTTGGCCTCAAAATAGACGTTCATGTCATAGGCGTAGAGAACGCCGGCGACGTAGTCGCCAATGACAATCTCGTCGGCAAAATTCATCTGACACTGTCCGCGGTGGCGGGTAAACTGGTTATTCTCCCAGCCGGCGCGCTCATGCCAAACGCCGGTAGAAACGTCGAACGCCCAGGTCGTATTGGCGGTCGGGAAGTTGAGGACATAGAAGGCATGGCCGTCTTGCTGATAAGTGTAGGCCACAGCATCGGCCAGCGTCGTATATTGCTGTATCTGCCACTCGACGGCGTGCGTCGAAATGCGCTCGCCGGTGTAGCCCTTGGATCGATACACGATGCCGTTGCCGCGGGCGTCCTTGCCAAGCCAGAACAAGGCGTTGTCCAGCTTGGCGACCGAATAGGCGGCCTGGCAGCCAATTTCGTTGAACGCGCCCTGGATGCGCGACAAAGGAAAGTCAGCGCCGCCGGCGTTATACCAGACCTCAACCGAGTTGGTGCCGAACAGCCAAACCTCGCGGTGATCAACAATCAGCGTGACGAGATTATCGGGCGAGCCTTCGGCGCTGGCAAAGTCTAGCGGCTCAACCGACGAGCCGTCATAAAGGTCCGTCACCCAAAATTTCTGGCTGTTGGGCTGATTAAAGACAAAATAGCCGTCAATGAAGCCGACGCCCACAGCACCATAAAAGTCTGGGTCGGTAATTTCCGCAAAGACATCAGTGCCGGCGTTGTAGATGTAGCCCTTGGCGCCGGCGGCAATGAATAACTGCGTGCCGTTGTCCACCATATTGACCGGGCCTATCCCTGCGACAGCGCCCTTATCCTGATATGTCCAGTCGGATGCGATCTGGTAAAACCGATTTCCCGCGACAGCGTAGCCATAATCGCCAAAAGTCCAGAGGCTACGGATAGGGCCGGTCGGAAGTTCGACAAGTTTACGCAGCCCCGGCGTGCGCTGAAGATACGCCGGCTGCTTGCCGCCGTCTGGCACAATCTCGGGGAACAGATTGACCATGCGGTTATCCGCGGCGTTGACGCTGCGGGCCACATAGCTAGAGCCGAGAATGGGCGTCTGCATCAGTAGTTGCCCGCGAAGATGTTGAAGCGCTGGCGCGTGCCGACGATGCTATACGGCATCGACATGATGTCGTCCGGGTTATTGATGCGCTTCAGATTGCGCTTGCTATACATGGCGATGCGCTGCACTTGCGCCGAGGGCTCGACGCCAAACTCGGGCGCCAGTTCGAAGGCCAGATTATAGCGGAACGCCCGCAGATAGCCGGGTGGGAACGCCAGCACCGTGCCCAGCGTCGCCGGGTTGGTCAGTTCGTCAACCGAAACAATATGCCACTCAAGACTGCGCAAGGGCTTCGGGTAGACATACATTTCAATGTTGGGGTAGGTCATGTTGACCCACAGCACTTGCGGATATGTGCTGGTCACGGTCTTGACGGCGATTCCGTTATACTGCTGCTGATTAATAATCTTGACGCCGTAGGACACATTGGTCTGCGGATCGCGAAAATAGGTTGAATCGTCCACCAAGACCGGGCGATTGCCTTGGAAATCGCCAGACGGCCCCAGCGTGCGTTTCAGCTCGCCAGACGGCCAAGTGAACACCTGGTCCTGCGTCGAGAACACCGCCAGCCGCTCGGTGTTCCAGCTATCAATCATCTGGTTGAGCGCGAACAAAGCGTCTTGCGAGGTTTCGGCAGATGGCGTCTCGCCTTCCGCCAGAACGCCCAGAAGCCGCAGCGCGCCGTTAATCTGACCGTTTGCCGTCGAAGTGACCGTGTTCGACGTAGCCGGCACGACGATCGGCACATTTTCCGCAGCCGTAAACAGCGCAATCATCTGGCCGTCTGACCAGCCAAGCGCCGACTGCGTCAATTGGGCGATGTCATCGCCGGACGTTATGTAATCCGCCGACCAGAAATTTACCCAGCTCTGGTCATTGGGGTCAGCCGGGATGATCTGATAAAGCTCATCCATGCCGCCTGAATTGGCCAGCGCCGTAAAATATTGCTGTCTGGTTACGGTCGTCATCGAGGCACCTGCAGGGCGGCGTTGAAAAGGTCAAGCATCTGGCTGGACGTATAGCCAAGAGCCAATTGCATCTTGACGTATAAAGGGTCGCCTATCCGCACCAATTTGGCCGAGTAAAGCTCAATCCAGTCAGGGTCGTTAGGCTCTGCTGAAATGGTCTGAAGCCAGGGCACGCTTTCTAAAAGCAGAAAGGACGTTCCGTCTTCCATGAGAAGGGAATAGACGTCGTCTTCCAGAAGCAGCCGCGCGGTGGCGATTTGCGCCACAGCGGTCAAAAACTGGTGCAGAGTGACAGTGATAATCACGCTGCGCGCCTCAGTAAGACAGATTGTCGATGAGTCGTGACGAGGACGCTACCGGGCCGTTATAATTTGCCGTTAGGCCGCCCGACAAACGATTATCGCGGGCGATAAAGTTGTCCGCGCCCGCGTTTATCGACAGAGCGTATCTTGACTGCCCCGCGCCCA